AAATATCGGGTCGTGTACTAATCGACCAAAAATTTAATTAAAAAAAAATAAGTTTTTTTTGAAAAAAGTAGATATTTAATTACACGTTGTTTTGAGTATTTTCACGAGCCTTTCTTTTTTCAAGTAGCTCTCTAACTCTATCTCTTTTTTTCTCTTCTTGTTGTTCTTCAAATCCAAGGAATGTTACTGAGGATTCTGTATCTATCTCAAGGAGTTCATTATTGAATTTACAATTTTCAAATACAACTCCGTCTTTACCCAAACGGGATTTTGTGATGGCTATAGTTGCTAAGTTCAACTCTTTTTGTTGAAGTGTTTTTGCTACTGTAATGATTACGTGTCCGACTTGCGCTTTCTTAATTGAACCGCCCATTTGGTCAGTAGTTACAACTTCAGAGGAAATTGAACTTCTGTTACCTTGAGTTGCAGTCCAACCGACAAGATTTAATTCATGACACATGGCTTCAAATGCTCTCATTACAGAACCCTCAGCTTTCCACTCGTCTTTTGCAGATTGTTCAGGTAGAACACAATCAATGTAGTCCAACAAAATCAAATCGATTTTAGTTCCGTCAGCTATCATCTTTCTAACTTGATTTTTGATTTGGTTCATTGTCACCGAATCAGAGGCAAGTTTCTTCAAGACAAGTTTGTTTTTCATCGTCTCTTGTATCTCGACAATTTTGGACATTACCTCTTCTTTATGATTAGCTAACTCGTCGGGTGCAATACCAGTCCAAATCGTGAAGTGTTTTCTTTGAACTATTTTCGGATTGTCCTCAAAGAAAATTTGAAGAACATTATATCCCATATTGAAAGCGGTGTTGGCAATCTTGGTTAAAATTGTGGTCTTACCAACACCTGTGGGTGCAAGTATGACCCCAATTTCACCTTTGGCTAATCCACCCTTTAATAGTTTGTCAATACCAGCAACTCCCATAGGAATTGGGTGTCTATAGTCTTCTTCCAATACTGTTTCCAAACCCGTAAAGATATCAGAGACATTTTTCTCAACTTCTCCCACCTGTAAAGCTTCACGGACTAAACCTTCCACTTTATCGTAAGACTCAAAGTCACCCTCTGTGATAATTTTTTGGGCTTTGTCCATAGCCTTCTGAAGCTCTTGTTGTTTACAAAACTTGAGTGCTTTTTCTTGGACAAACTGTGAACCTTCGAATGGTGCGTCTTTGACTTGTTTGAGTGTGTCGAGAACTATCTTTGCAACAAATTCTTGTGTAACTTCGGCTCTGATAAGTTGTTCCAAAGTTTCAAAATTCGGAGTAGCCTCAAACTTTTTATAATACTCTTTGATTAATTGAATAATAATTTTGAAATACTTGTTATCGAAGTAAGAACTCTCAATAACATCCATAATGGATGAAGCGAAGTCTTTATCTTCTATAATTTGGTTCAGTAATTGTATCTGAAATGTGTTGCCTAAGTAGTCAAAATTCTTATTCATAACTCCGAAATATATCCCCTCTATTTATTAAATATTAGTCCCTCAAATCAAATTCGCAGTATTGATAATTTAATTCTTCAGATGAAAAAATGTCAGTCAAACTTTTCAAAACATCTTTCAAATATGGTCTTACGTCCACCGTATAACGAACTTTCGGAGGAAAAATTTTACCATCAAAAATTCTATGACAAATTGTCTGGTCTCCCACTTTAACATAAATGTTGAATACTTCAGGTCCATCAGTGAAAGAAGTTTCCATGATTTTTGAGTCATGTTTGATTGCTTCCATGTTGTCCATCATATAAACAACCGTTTTCATTTTGAGGTAGTAGTGAAGCTCATCTTTAAGGTCTTTGATAAACTCATAAAACTCAATTGAGCTTTTCGCATCAGGATTGTAACCTTTAACATTGAAGTATCTTTGTACTACAATGTTTTCGTTGAGAGTCAAAAGAAACTCCATCTTGGTGATTTCTTGTTCTTTCATGTTTTTCATTTGTTTTTAGTGTTTCGTTTTTCTTAAAATTTAAATAAATTGTCTGTTTCTTTTATTCCCAATTCTTCATCTCTGTAGAAGATAACTGTGTGTTTGTCTTTCACTTCTTCATCGGTGAAATAATAAAGTGCCAACGAATATCTTGACACGTCATCAGGAGTGTTTAATGGTATTGGATGTCCGTGAGGTGCATCTTCAATAGAAAAGATAACCGCTCTGTTGAATATAGGTTCGACCTCAATTTCTTTCTTCCAAGGGTTCCCACCCCATAACTCCAAGTTACCACCCCATTCTTTCTCCCAATTTTCATTTAAATAAAGTAGTACGTTTAAGTTACGTTTCCATTTTTGACCAGGGTGTTGGTTATAATCAATGTGGATGGATAACTTACCCCCTTTATTTATTTTATGTATTCCCCCTCCCAACATTATAGGGTCTCTATATAATTTTTCAAACCCTGTTAGATTTTCTAAAAATTTAATAAATGGTTTAGAGTTCATATAATCTGTAACCATATTAGTAATTGGAAGATTCTGTTTAAATTCTTCCATATCCGTAATCCCTGACGGATAATATAGTTTGTTTTTTTGAAATTCTTCAACCCATTCCTCTTCGTTAGAAAACCATTTTTTGTGTTTTTTAATTTCTTCTAAACAACTTTTTAGTAAAAACTCGGGTAGAAAATTATCAATCACAATATACGGAAAAGGTTTTGCATTTCTATATTGGACTTTTAGTTTGTCTGATAAAGTGTAGTCTATCATTTCTTTCGTTTTTCTTTTCTTGTTAATTTCATAAATGGTCTTAGGAAGTTTACCCAAGCTTCATCGTTTTTTGGAAGATATTTGAAGAGACCATCTTCCATCATAAGTCTCATTAGGTTTTTGTATCCTCTGTCTGTAGGGTCAATTGTGTCTGTGTATATTTGTTCGACAAGTTCTTTACCTTCATCGGTAATAAGTGGATTCCCAAGGTCTACAATCTTCATGTTTGTGTTGTAGAACTCCTCACCAAGTATACCATTTTTTGTCTTACCAGTCAAAATATTCTCAAGGGCTTTTGGTTTTTTCTTTTGCTCGTTATTTCGTGCAATATCGAGTAATTCGTCCATAGTACAAGGTATTTCCTGCAAAACAGGGAAGAATTTTAATAAAGTTTTTTCCCCTAATCCTTCAATACCATCGATATTGTCGGACTTGTCTCCTGTGAAAACTTTGGTAAGTAAAACGTTATAATGTGGTATCTCAACTTTGTTGATTGTTATCATATCCCCATTCTTAAAGTATTGTTTTGAGATTGGAGAATATATGGTAACTCTTTCAGATATGAGTTGAGTTAAGTCTTTGTCTGCTGAGAAGATTATTATGTCCTCATCTTTTGCGACTTTACAGTAGTGAGCAATTAAATCATCAGCCTCGTTGTTAATCATCTCAACTTGGCGTACGAATATCTCCTCGAGGTATTGTTTAACTCGAGATTTTTGTTGGAGGTATGACTCGTACTTGTACTCGTTCATATCCTGCCTTCTATTCGCCTTATATTGTGGGTATAAAGATTTTCTTATTGATGAGTTTGAGTCGCCGTCCCAAAATACAACCACTTTATCGTGATTGTGCTCCTCCAAGAATCGTCTAAGTGTATTGATGAAGTGATATACTCCACCTATGTGAGAACCGTCCGTAAAAAGGTCCTTAACCCCGTGAAATCCTATTTTAAATAAATTGTCTCCGTCGACAAGTAGTGTTTTTGTCACAAACCTCTTTTAAGGGTTACTCAATCTTCTTTTTCTTCTGTCAATGTAAAATCGCCTTCAGCACCTATAATATCTTTCCAATAATCAGCATATTCTTTTTTATATGATTCAATGGACGCCTTTTCTTCTGTAGAATCTTTACCCGCCAAAAATCCATGTGGGGTTACAATAATCTTACCATCATCGAAACCTAGACCATTTATATGGTTCTTCATTACGGAAACTTTAGACCTGATTGCAAATTTAACACTCCTCTTATCTTTTGTCGCAGTTATTTTAGTTGTACCAGCACCCTTTTGATTTCCAAATAAAAATACTAATGATGAGTTCAACCAAACGGATTCACCACCTTTAGCTTTAATTTTCGGTTGACCGAATGGATTATCCGGAAGTTCAACCCA